TTTTAATGCAGCTATACTGAAAAACCCTTATTTAGCAGTTGGGGCAATAATTGCAGGTTTAATTATTACAATAGCTAAACTTGGAAGTCAATATAAAAAGACAGCAAAAGATATTAAACAAAGTTTAATGGGACAATCTCTTGCAGAAACTAAAAAAGAGTTAGTGGATATAGATCAACAAATAAAAGATACGAAAAAAAGAATTGAGGATTCTATTGGTATATTTAAAATTCCACAAGAAAGAGAATTAAAAAGATTACTTAAGTTAAAGAAAGTTTATGAAGAATTTATTCTTGATGAAGAAAAATTAGCCAACGCACAAAAAGCTAAGTTCCCAGCTTTGGAAAAACAATTTGGAGAAGACTCTCCGTTCGTTAAGTTTGCGGAAGACTTAGATAAGTTTGACGAATCTCTTCAAAACGTAGCTGTAAATGGATTTAAAAAATTAGAAGATACTTTAGTTAAATTTGCTGAGACAGGAAAACTTGCATTTAAAGATTTGGTCAGAAGTATTATTTCTGATTTAACTCGTCTAAGTATAAGACAAACAATTACTCGACCATTATTTAATGCGTTTACAAGTGCTTTAGGTGGAAATCCTATTGCTCCTTTGCAATTTGTACCTGGTACTGAGGGGTATTGGGATACAGACATGCCAATTCCAAGTGCAAAAGGAAACACATTTGCCAAAAATGGAATCGTGCCTTATGGCAAAGGTGGTGTTATTCGTAAGCCAACGCTTTCGCTCATGGGAGAGCAAGGTGCTGAAGCAATTTTACCATTACAAAGAGGAAGAGGTGGAAGACTTGGGGTTGCAATGCAAGGTGGCGGTGGTGGAACAACCAACGTGAATTACACAGGCCCAACATTAAACTTTAATGGTGATGAATATGTTCCTAAGTCTGCCGTGGGTAGCATTATTAGTGCGGCTGCTGCTAGAGGAGAATCAAAAACTATTTCTTCACTTAAAAACTCAAGAGGACGTAGAGCCTCACTAGGATTATGAGCTTTATTGCAATAACAAATTTTCTAACTATTAGGACAGCTACGGGTGATATCCAAAACAGATTCCAAAATGGAAAGCAAGACACACCTATTACTGTTGAAGGTCAACCTTTTTTGTTTCTAAGTTTTCTATATCAAGGTGCTGCTCGTAATAGATCAGGTGACAATATGGAGTCTTCTCTTATTCTTGCTAATACAGTGGTTGGTATGAATCATGCAAGAGAAGCTGTAGATAATAAATATCACATAGATGTAGATACTTTTTTAATGAATTCAGATTTCACAACTAATAAGCTTTTAACAAGAGAAACATGGCTTGCAGCATCTTTGTCATACAATCCAACAAGTGTAGAAGTATTACTTAGTAGTGCCATTGATGCAGTTGGAGCTAACGCACCTAATAGAGTTTTAACTACAGCAATGGTTGGTCATTTACCTATTACTGGAACTATACAAAGCAGGTGAGGCCAGATAAATTAATTGGTTTACCATATCGTTTAGGGGCTGATCCTATTAAGCATGGAGCTGGAGATTGCTTGAGTTTATGCCGTACTGTTTTAGCTAATTATGGTTTTGTTGTGCCTCAAGGAAAGCGTGATTGGTATAAAAGACTAAGAAAAAAAGATTACAGTGTGTTTTTTGAGGAATTAAATAGGTGGGGAGTTGAATCACACCCTAAACTAGGAACAATTGGTCTTTGCAAATCAGAAGATGCTTTGTATATGGCTTGTTTCTATGAGGAAGGATGGCTGAGTTACCAAAAAAGATTAGGAGAGTCGATGGTGCTTTGGAGTCCATTAGACAACCTTATGGTCAAAGGTTGTTATTACCAGCGGAAGTAGAATTATGTAGTATTTTAGGAATTACTAAAGATGAATATTGGGAATTTGTAGACAAGACTGCTGAATATAACGGGAAAAGAAAAGAAGGATATGAGTTGATTCCTAATATTGTTGCAGGAACAGGTTTTGAGACATTTTTAGCACAAAAAGTAATAGGTGGTATAACTGTTAAACAAATTGCTGTTCAAGTTGCATTAATAGCAGTTGGATATTTATTAACGCCAAAGCCAAAACCTCTAAAGCAGGGTGCAACAATACAAGGAGCAGACGCTATTGGTAGCAAGCGTTTTGCTCCACAATTTGCTTTTAATAGTTTACAAGAACTCGCAACATTAGGAGATACTGTACCTTTAGTTTTTGCAAATCAAAATGATATAGGTCCAACAGTAGGAGGTATACGAGTTAACGGACAATTGCTTTGGTCACAGCTAATTAGTTTAGGTCGATTGCAACAGTTAAAAGCAATAGTAATGTTTTCTTTAGGCAAGATAGATGTAAGACCAGATTTTGCAGGTTATGCAATTGGTGATCTTTTATTATCAACTTACAGCAAATCAAAATTAGATTTATTTTTTAAATCAAATACTTTAGGTGCGTTTAATAGGATAAATAAAAATAATTTTCCAGAAGGTGATAAATACGATGATTCTGAAGTTAAAGGTATAGATTTACCTTTTGATGATGCTTTCGCAGATAAATGGAAAGTTGGTAATTTTCCTACTGGGGCATCAATTACAGAAGGTGATGAGGAAGTACATCCTTTTAGTGGAGCAAGAAATCCGACAACACAAGCAATTTTTGGTGTGTATAGCCCCATGCCAAATTCAAATGTAGTTAAATTACCTTTTGAATTACATGAACCACCGAAGGGAACAAAAGACAATGCAAAAAGAGCAATAGTTGTTAATAAGAAAAAAAATAATACTTTTTTTCCTACGCTAGCTGGTTTTACAGGAGGAAATGTTAACTCAAAAGGTAATAATATTACTTATACAATTTTAGAATCAAATCAACCTTATGTAGAAAATCAAGAGTTTGGTACATTTCCACATGGTATAGAAGATGTTGTATCTATGGTCCGTTCTATTCGTGAAGAAACCGATGGACATATTTCGATTGGAGAAACTTTTTTAGCTGGAGATGCAGTTGTAGCTTGCACTGATGTAGAAAACTTTTTTGGTCAAGCAACACCTGGAACGCCTTGGAGATCAAACGGACCAAATCAAGAAGGAATTAGACGAATTTATACATTTGAAGTTGTAGAGAAAGCCTCGCAATCATATGAAGAAACAGCAGGTCGTATGCCTTTTAGAAATCCTAATTTAGAGGATAGTAAAGCTGTTGGAACTGCTTGGTTAGAAGAAGGAAGTCAAAAAGTTGAAGGTGTAAGAATTCGTTTGAAACAAAATATGTCTCATTGGTCAACAGTTTATGGTTTTCCTTATCGTGCTCCTGTTTTACAAAAACTTGCTATAGCTACGATTTCAAATAGTAGACCGTGTACTTTGACAGAAATAGGATTAAAATCAAAAGTATTTAGTCATATTAGTGGTACAAATTTAAATAGTATTCCCTCGGCTTCAGACCTTGCTGAATATTTAAACGATGGAGATAATTTTCAAACTGGTTCAATTGATATGAATATCACTCGATATTCATTTTTTAAATTACAAGTCAGAAAATTAGGCACTAATGATGATTTTGAAGATTTAACTAATGCTGTAGAAAATGTTCATAGTGGTTTGTTTTGTATAAAAGGAAATACTCCTCAATTTCAATATAACTATATAAAAATCTATCATCCAGGTCTAGGAATAGATGATGCTGGTAGTCAATTTGAATATAGATTTTTACCCTATCCAGGTAATAATGTTGCTGTGTTTTTTATTGATGATAATAAACCATTTCAATTTAATTTACTTAATTCAGCAGTAGTTGGTAAAAATAATGAATTGCAAGAAGAAGTTGATTTTTTAGCTAAAACTCAAAGTAATAATGATTTTGTTATTTGTTTTGCTGGACGTAACGATTTTGTTTTAACTACAGATGATGTTTCTAATACTGAATATATAAAATCATTTAATACTTTTAGTGAAACAGCCAGTACTACAGAAACAGGTGGTGTAGCAGAATTTGATATAAAATCTAAAATTGGTTTTTCTGGTATTCAATATGGTCCACCATCACCATCACCAACATCTCGTTACAACTATGACACTTCAAATCCAACAAATCATAATGAAACACTTATATCTTTAAATACGAATTGGAATGGGGGTACACAATGGGCATGGTTAGCTGTTGAAAATGGAGAACAAGTTGGACTTGCTATTACTGAACCAGGTGTAGATGCAACAACAGTAAGAATCCCAAGTTACGATTTTGAAAATAATAAAATTAAACCCATGACTGGTTTAAGAATTATTTCTCAAGAAATTGATCCTGTTACTAATGAACCAAAAATAATTGAAGTAAATCAACCAGCAAAAATATATACTGCAAATAGCAATACCCCTCATGTAACTCAACACCCAATGGATGTAGCGAACGGGGAAGCAAATCCTACCCCAGTTGCTTATTTTAAAATTAATGATAGAAATCCATCTATTAATTTAACTGTTGGAGTTAATGTCTAATGAGTAATTTTCAAGAATTTACAATTTCAAATACAACGACATCTGGTACTGGCACTGGTTTAATTTTAAATTTAAAAGTTTCATGGCAAACACCTTTATACAATTGGAATGCTAGTTGGGATATAATTAACAATGGTCAAGCTTATAAAGTTGGAGATACAGTTACTATTCCAAAGCCTTCAGGAATAGAGCCTTTAATTAATTTTCCAGCATCAGGTATTACTATTACTGTTACTAAAATAACTAGTGCTGTTAACATCGCAGAAAAAAGTTTAAATCCATTTGATGCAATAGCAGATTATGTACAATTTCCTGGGATGGAAACTAAAAGTCATATGGATGGTCCTGAGCACGAGGTCGTGTATATAAATGAATTAACAAACGAATTTGGTAAGGCTTCATATATGGATTTAGCTTTAGGAGGTATAAGAATAAATAGTGCAAAAGAATGGACAAACTTTACACAATTATCTGCATATTTTAAAAAAGGAATTAAAGTAGCTGATCTTGTAAACAGTCCTGCTGGCCCTCCCAGATCAAGTAATAATTTTGTAGAGATTGCACATGCATTGTTAACTGATTCTCATCTAGGAGCTGGAGAACTCGTAGGTGCTAATGCAATTGGTGACATGACTATTGGTGCAAAATTTTGTGAACAAAATAATTTTACATGGGATGGAATTATTAGTAATAAAGTTAATTTAAGAGAGTTTTTGTATGAACATGCAACCTATAACTTATTAGATTTTACTGTTATTGGAGGTAAGTTTAATTTAATTCCTGCTGTGCCTATTGATAATACTTTTAAAATAGCATCAAATGTAAAAGTTGACATAAAAGCTTTATTTACTGATGGTAATATTAATGATTTAAAAGTATCATTTTTGTCTCCAGAAGAAAGACAACTTTTTACAGCAAATGTTTTATATAGAAAAGAAAGACCAAATGGTTTTCCTGAAACAAAATCAGTAATGTTAAGACTTAAAGGTAAATCAGATGCTCCAGCAGGAGCAACACAAAGAATTATAGATACTTACAATTATGGTGGCAGTAGATTAGATCCTGTAGAAACATATGATATGTCAGGTTTTTGTACTACAGATGCACATGCAAGAAAATATGCTAAATATATTTTAAAATTAAGAAAAGAAGTTGATCATGGTTTAACTTTTAAAACAGCACCTCAATATTGTTTTAATTTAGCTCCTGGTGATTATTTTAGATTAGTTTCTGAAGCAACACATACCAGTCGTTATGAAAATGGAGTTATAACTGAAGATGGAGAAGTCATTAGTAATAATCCTATAACTGATACAAATGCAAGTATTTATTATTGGAAAGCAGGGACAGCAGTGGAAAAAG